GCAGTCCAACTATCATTGCCGCTATACAAGGTGTTCCTATTTTCTTAACAGACCCAGGACGTAGTCAAGCAAAAGATGTTGCTAACTATAATTTTAAATATCTTGCAACACCAGAAGAATTTGATAGAGGACCATGGCTTGAGAAACTTGCACAATGCCATTGGACACTACAAGAACTAAAGGACGGTAGTTGTTGGAGACACATGAGGAATTTTTTATAATGGATGGTAGACTTAATTCAAGATTTTGTAGAAAATGCGATGCTACATTTAGATATCAATGTAAGTGTCCAAATCATAAAGCAATGCCATGGCAAAGAGAAAATGTATTTCATAGTGGAAAACGATACAAAGGCAAAACTGCTTTAAAATATACACAGAATACAGATAAAGGTTAAGAGTAATGAAAATATTAGCATTAACAACATTCCATCAAGAAGGTATGGAGTTGTATGGACAGCGTTTTATAGATACGTTTGCACAAAACGTAGATAAGCAAATTGATTTAATTGTGTACACAGAAAATTGTACACCTACTAATCCACAGCCTGAAAGAATACAAATTGTAGATGCAAAAGCAGTGCTACCAAAATTAAATGCTTTCAAAGAAAAATGGAAAGACGAGCCTAAAGCAAATGGTATATGTCCTCCAGACATCAAAGCAAGACGACCAAAGGATTGGCATAAAAAGTTTAAGTGGGACGCTATTAGATTTGCAAACAAAGTGTATGCAGTGTATGATGCATGTAAGCAAACAGAATACGATTTAGTAATATGGATTGACGGCGATACTGTTTGTCATAGTCCTATTACACAAGACAAACTTGTAAGTTTCTTTCCAGAACAAAACTGGTTAGCATATTTAGGACGTGGTAGAAAATGGCCTGAGTGTGGTTTCTATGCGTTGTATATCAAACAACAAGGTGCTATTGATTTTCTTAAAGAGTTTGAACGTGTCTACGAAGATGCAGACAACGGTATATTCAAAATGGAAGAATGGCATGACAGTTATGTATTTGACGAAGTGTTAAAGAAGATTAGAGTACAACACTCTAACATTACAGACCTTAGTGGACATCTTGTTAAAGGTGAAGGACATCCTTTGATTAACACAGAACTTGGTGCATACTTTGATCATCTCAAAGGTGCTCGTAAGCAAGTAGGCAAAAGTAAACTTCAAGATTTATTTAGAGTACGCAAAGAAGAATACTGGAAAGATGCCAAGTGAAGTTTGGTTTGTTTACACACAATGGTGCATTAAATTCAAAGCCTGTCTTTGAAGCATTTGCTAATGGCGTAGCACACTTAGGACATGAAGTTGTGTACAATGACATGAATGCCGATGTTGCTGTTATATGGAGTGTACTATGGCATGGTAGAATGTCAGCAAACAAAAACGTGTGGGACACATTTATAAAACAACATAAAAAAGTTATTGTACTTGAAGTAGGTGCATTGTTCAGAGGCACTACATGGAAGGTAGGCATTAATGGTATTAACAGAGATGCTACATTTCCTAAAGGCAATAATAATTCTGACCGTGCTACACAGTTTGGACTTGAACTTAAACCATGGAACACTGACGGCAGTAAGATTGTAATTTGTACTCAGCATGATAAAAGCGAACAATGGGTTAACATGCCTGCTATCAATCAATGGGTAAGTAACATGGTAAACGCCATACGAGCATATACGGACAAAGAAATAATTATCCGACCACACCCACGTTGTAAAATCAACATTCCAGGCATAACAGTACAAGCACCAAAACAAATACCAGGCACATATGATGATTTTGATTTAGAATTTGATGATGTATATGCTGTAGTAAATTGGTCAAGTAATCCTGCAACTCAAGCAGTAATGGCTGGCATACCTGTATACACTGGCCCAAGTAGCCTTGCATGGGACGTTAGTATAAAAGATTTAAAAAATATAAACGATCCTAAACTGCATGATAGAACGCAGTGGCTCAACAATTTGGCATACACAGAATGGAGTGTGCCGGAAATATCTCAAGGAATCCCAATAAAACACTTGACTTCTGAATTATAATACTGTATAATGCTATTATAAGTTTAGGAATCACAAATGAACCACGATTACAAAATTGAAGATTTATTAGAAGCACTTGTAGGATTAACAGTCCTGCCGGGTAAGCATTGGAAAGATAAATGCTTTCAATTACATGTTGATAACTCAAAAGTATTAAACAGTATTGGACATCAAGTGTTCAAAGGTTCTGCCTTAACACAAAAGCAACACGAACTTGTTAAAAAGTTATTGCTCGAATATTACACTGAACAGTTTACAGATCAAGGTATTGATATTACTAAACACGTCGATGAAATTAGAGAGCCTTATAGAAAAGTAGACAAAAGCCATTGGGTTAAGTTTGTTGAAACTCCAAACGGTACCTTTGTAAGCATTAGGTTTCCATTTAGTAATCAAGTTATTGAACACGTCAACGATCTTAAAAATAATGATCTAATAAGCAAAGATGAATACTTTTACGAAAAACATACACACAACTTTTTAGCAAATGAACAGAATGTTTATAAGGTTGTAACTGTTGCAAATAAATTTAAAGAGCAGTTTGATGTTGACACAGACGTACAATTATATTATAATGAACTTGTAGAATTTACTATGAACAAAGATAAAATTGTTCCAGGTATATATGAAAACAAATTTGAAAATATGAATGTTAGTTTGGTAGAAAAATTATCAGCAAGATATCCTAATCCTAACGAGTCACTACTTGAACTTTGGGATAGACGCTATTTGTATGGACTACATCGTTTTCCAGACTTTACATTTCCGCAGGATCTTTCAACACTGACACACAAGTTATTGGATAGAAAAAATAGTTCAGTGTTTATTAGATCAACGGAATGGCCATTGAATCAAGTATTAGAATCTTTAAACGAACTGAACCGGTTCCCATGCATCATGCTTATTGATCCTGAAGTGGCATCAGATCATTTGAGTATGATTTATAATGCATGTAATGGGTTTTTGGCAAACGAAGAAATATCCGTTATGTTTAGATTGGACAATAAGAACAATGGTGAATTTAACCAATTCATCAGGGACAAGGGATTAAATAATAATATAAGCAGTAAGACAAAACTTGTCGTTGCTAATCGAAAGAAAATAACAAAGCCTATTATAAAGTCTAATTGGGATCCAGTATGTGTACTATCACTTGGTGACTCAAGAGGTTCACACTCATACGCAAGAGAATACGTAGAAAGATTTGATTTGAAATTATTTTGGACAGTAGAAGACAGTATGATATCAACATACACAAGACACCGTGACACAACATACACAACGGGAGTGCAGACTATATGAGCAGTTGTAGAATAGTAATACACGACGAAGTTAACTTTAAAGTTGAAAACTTGTCTGTTGATGTACGTAGAAAGATTGCAAACAAGTTAAAGTTTCAAGTTCCGTATGCACGTTACTTGCCACAATACAAGTTAGGTCGTTGGGACGGAACTGTAGGATTCTTTGGCTTAGGTGGTAGTGGTTACATTAATCATCTTGATGTTGTACTACAAGTATTAACTGAACAAGGTGTTGAAGTTGCAGAAATTAAAGACAATAGAGAAACACATAATTTAAAATTTAGTAAGATTGACGAAAACTATTTTGCGGCAAAGAGTTGGCCTAAAGGACATCCTGCAGAAGGAGAACCTATTGTATTACGTGACTATCAAGTAGAAACAATTAATAACTTCTTAGATAATCCACAAGCATTACAAGAAGTTGCAACTGGTGCAGGTAAGACAATCATTACTGCATGTCTATCACACATTACAGAAAAACTTGGTCGGACGTTAGTTATTGTTCCTAACAAATCACTTGTTACACAAACAGAAGAAGACTATGTTAACTGCGGATTAGACGTAGGTGTATACTTTGGTGATAGAAAAGAATTAGGTAGAACACATACTATTTGTACTTGGCAAAGTTTAAACATACTTGACAAACGTAACAAAGATGGACAAAGTGTTTTAAGTCTTGCAGAGTTTTTAGATGATGTAAAAACTATTATTATTGACGAAGTACACCAAGCAAAAGCAGAAGTACTTAAGAAACTACTAACACAAAATTTAAAGAATGCTCCGTTACGTTGGGGACTAACAGGAACAATACCTAAGGAACAATTTGAGTTTCAAAGTATTCTTGCAAGTTTAGGTCCTGTCATTGGTAACATCAGTGCAAAAGAATTACAAGACAAAGGTGTATTGAGTAAGTGTCATGTTAATGTATTACAAATGATTGATACAGTAGCACACAGAGATTATCAAAGCGAACTAAAGTATCTAACAACAGACGAAGGTCGTTTAGAATATATTGGTAAGTTGGTAGATTCAGTTTCAGAATCAGGTAACACACTAATACTTGTTGATAGAATATCAGCAGGTGAAAAATTATTAAGTCTTCTTCCAGAGGCAGTGTTCGTCAAAGGCGATGTTAAACTTGCAGATAGAAAAGACGCATACGATGAAATTAAAGAAGGTACAAACAAAATTATTATTGCAACATATGGTGTTGCGGCTGTGGGTATTAACATACCACGTATCTTTAATTTAATATTACTTGAGCCAGGCAAGAGTTTTGTCCGAGTAATTCAATCAATTGGCAGAGGCATAAGAAAGGCACAAGACAAGGACTTTGTACAGATATGGGACGTTACGTCTACATGCAAATATGCAAAGAGACACTTAACATCACGTAAGAAGTTTTACAAAGAAGCAGAATATCCGTTTACGATTGAGAAAGTAGATTGGCAAAAATAAAGGAAACTACATGAATATATTAACATTAGATAACAAAGCCTTTTCACTTAACAACCTGCCAGAACAGATTGAAGAAGATATTAGATTCAGTGTATTAGATAACAGCGATCCTCAAAATCCTGATTTCTTTTTTATACCTCTAATATTTTTAGAAAGTTTTAGTTCGCCGGCGATTGTTATGGAGATTAACGGCAAAGAAATTAGTATGCCACTTGACTGGCATATTGCAGTAGGAGACTCTGAGACTGGAAACGATCTTGAGATTCTACCACTAACAAGTATTAACGACAGAGGATTTGAAGCATTTGTTTTTAATCCACTAAAGAGTTACAAGCCAGACTTTGGAAGTTTAAAAGTTACAAACTTCTACAATGATGTTAAATGGCATGTACCTAAAACTAAGAACGGACAATTATTAAGTGTACCAATTGAAGATGGACCTAATCCATTGTGTGCATTTTTTATTAAAGATGTATCAAGACAAATTGAAACAATTGACTATGGAGAATTATTTTAATGAATGCATTTGTAGTGTATGTTTGGATGACCGTGGCGTATATGCCATGGGATATTGTTAAGGTGGGCGAGTTCGCAAACTGTGAGCAAGGTATTGCTACAGCAAACAATCTGTATCCAGGATACGTAGCACTACATTGTATTACGCCTGACTTAGTACCCCCAGGAGGTTTTGCTGAATGAAGTTGTACTCTGAACATTATCAAAACCAATTAAGAAAGTTACACCAGCTCAAGTCAAGTTTTGGCAGTGCTGGAAAGTACAAAGGACTTAATGAATGGATTGATAAATGGAAGCCTCAGAGTTTAACTGATTACGGTTGTGGCAAAGGTAACGTCATGAAAGAAATTGGCAAACGTTATCCGGAGTGTGAACTGCAAGGTTATGATCCAGGTGTAGTTGAGTATAAACAAATACCTGAGTTCGCAACAGACTTGCTGATGTGTACAGATGTACTTGAACACATTGAACCACAAATGATTGACAATGTGTTACAGCATATTAATACACTGTTTAGAAAGAGTGCGTTCTTGTTAATTGATACAAGAGAAGCAATCAAAACATTACCAGATGGTCGTAATGCACATTTGATAATTGAAGGTAAGGATTGGTGGACTGAAAAGGTCACTAAGAACATAGAAGGAAATGTAATTGTAAACGCATTTCAAAAGCAACAAAAAATATTAATGGTAATAGACAAATGAATCAACCAGTAATGAGTCTACAGAATATAGACGGACACGTAGTAAAGGAAGATGATAGATATCTTGTAAGAGATAATACAGAATTAAAAAATTTAGTTGTAAGTAGTACAACATTAAAACCTAACAAAGCAACGTCAGGTCACAAGCATGAAGGACAAGAAGAAGTCTATATGTTTTTAAAAGGTGACGGACATATGTGGTTAGATGATAAACGTTTTCAAATTAGAGAAGGCCAAATGGTATTAATTGAAGACGGAGTATTTCACAAAGTAGAAGCAGGCGACAATGGCTGTTACTTCGTTTGTGTTTTTGATGGAAAGAGATATACGTAATGGAACCTATTTTAATATCACCACACTTGGTATACAAAGTCGAATGTCCAATAGACTTAACCCCTATTGCTAAACGTAGTGCTGAACTGTTAGACACTATTATTGATCCAGGCGAAGTAGAACAAGATGGCGGTATTACAAGTACAGGACATCTTGATGCTCCACACTTATGGGAAGAAACAAGACTACTGAACGGTTGGTTAAAAGGACAAGCAAACAAAGTTTTAGACGCTTGGAACTTGAACTACAACACGTTTGGTATATCAAAGAGTTGGGTAAACAGTCATTATAAAAATGCATGGACTGACATACACGACCATGGTGATAGCCATCTTGTATGTAGTGTGTATATACAGCAACCAGAGAATGGTGGCAACTTATCTTTTGAAAATAGTGGTAGACAACTGTTTGCAGGCTATCCACGTTTCGCCCAAAATCAATCAAAACTTCATAACTACTTTACAGAGGTTGAAGTCAAACAAGGTGACGTTGTGTTCTTTCCAGGCTGGTTAAGCCATAAGAGTCATAAGAGCAAAAGCGAACAACGTAGGATTGTAATGGGTATGAATTGGCATTGTGCTTTAGAACGCCCACCACAGTTAGACAACGATCATATAACGAGGCAAGATGTTTAGTATTTTTAACAAACCCAGCACAGTAACATTAGATTGTTTTACAGATCAACGTGTAATATACGAAGCGTATGAACCTGAACTTGCTGAAAAGACAATGCCTGATTGGTGGAAGAAGATGGCGGCAACACGTAAGTTTGACAGTCGCAGTTACCAAGGCTTAGACAATGCTACACTCAAACGTTGTCCACATGTAAACGAATTGCTAACAACAGGTGTTATGTTTCCTGCTTGGATGCAGTTAAAAATTAAAACATTTGATAGACCAGACTATGCAGAGATACAAACGTATCCAGAAGGCAGTCCTGTTATACCACATGACCCACAAGACTATGCACATCACAAACCAAACATGTTTCATGGTAAGGTTATGAGTCCGTGGCAGATAAGAGATACAAGCGGAACTAAATGGTTATGGACAAGTCCTCAATGGCATATGACAAATCCAATAGAGTATTGGACAGTGCCTGCTATCAGTGAGTTCAAGTATCAACATGCAACTATTACTAACATAATGGTTCCGTTCAATACCGAACTAAACATCGAGCCAGGTGATCCGTGGTTACATTTAGTGCCACTAACAGAAAAAAGAATTAAACTTAAGACACATTTAGTTTCAACTGATGAACTAAACAAGATGAACAGTCTTATGATGGGTATAGGAAGTTATGCACGTTTTATGAATAGAATGAAAAGGAAGGGAAAATAATGAGTCCAAGCAATGAAGAAAAACTTTTAAGAGATATTGAATTGTTAAATGTAAAAGTAGACAAGTTGCAGTTAACGATTGAAGCATTAGATAACAAACTCCAAAACCATATCGGCTTTATTGACAAGACGTATGAAGGCTTACGTAATCCAATTGATGCCGCTAAAAGGTTTATAGGAAAGCACAGATGAAAGTAAGTCCATTAAATATTTTTAATATTGAAAATCCATTTCCAGAGTGGTTAGTACAGTATATCGAAGATCAAACTAAAGATGTTAATTGGCAGTTTGTAAGTGTACCACCAGAACATGAAGAAGGCAACAAGTACAGAACTCCTGCACTGTTTACTGATGTTATGTTTTGTACACAAAGCAATATACTTGATGACCATAAAGAACTTACAAAGTTATTACACACTGCGTTGACACGTGATATTATTCCTAACACAATACCAGACGCAGAGATTAATCAAGTAACACGTACAAGACTAAATGGTACTGTACAGAATGTTTACTATGGTCCACACACTGACGTAAGCAACAACGAGCCTGGACTATGGACGTTTGTTTATTATGTAAATGATGCAGACGGTGATACAGTCTTCTTTGAAGAAGATGGCAAGACAGAGTTAACAAGAACAAGATACAAACGAGGAAATGGTGTACTGTTTCCTGCACACTATTGGCACACTATGGACTTGACCACAGTGCCGTTTCGTGTTACAATAGGTATGACATATTCAATAGAGACAAAACTAAATGGCTGATAAATTACCTTTAAAAGATATACTTGGTGCAATCGATATGAATGCAAAAGAAGTATGGGACGAACTTACTGATGAACAACGTAAGTCTGTTAGTTTCTTTTTGCTTAATAGATATTGTAGTGTAGTTAAAGGTAAACGTGAAGCACAAGAACTTGCAGTATTCAAAACTAATGAATATTATAACAAGAACTATTTTAACATTGCTAAACATCAAAAACTATTGTGGCAACTACTTTGCATGACAGCAAATGAAAACAAGTCTATTCAGTATCATGAATGGATAGGTTACAAAAAGAAAAAGGGTGCTACTAATAAATCAGGCAAAGAACTTGAAAAGATATTTCCTAACATGAAAGCAGATGAAATACAAATGTTAGTTAGTATGAATAAGAAAAAAGATATTGAAAAGTTTATAGAGGAATTCAATGGCCATAATTAAAAAGAACGGAAGACTGTTTACATTTGGTTGTAGCCTAACAAGGTATCACTGGCCTACATGGGCAGATATCTTAGGACAAAGTTATCAAGAATTTTACAACTGGGGTAACAGAGGTGCTGGCAATAGACAGATTATGGAACGCTTCAGTGAAGCATGTTTACGTCATGACTTTACAACTGAGGACACAGTTATTGTACAATGGACTGACTATCATAGATTTGATCATCACAAGAGTGATCCAGACTTACCTGAGAGTTGGTATCCAGGCGGCAACATATTTGTTGATAATCAAGCAGATCAGATTAAAGGCTTTGTAATGAATAAGTTGTGGGACGAACGTTCGTATATGATGCACTCGTTTAACTCTATACACGCCGCAGTAGCACTTGCAAGAACTATTAAAGCAAGAGTAGTTTTTATATTTGGTACAGACATGCGAGAACATTTATTACATGATCCGTATTGGGCACCTTACAAAAAGATTTTACAAAACAGTTATTGGATTGAAAAGGATTTATATAACTGGATGGTACAGATGCATGATAAACGTATATCGTTCAAAGGTGCAAAGTTAGGTAACTTAGATGAGGAACCTACATTAGATTATCACCCAACGCCAATGATGTATTATGAATTCTTAATGAAACGCATTTCACCATTGTTAGGTGTAGGCATTGATAAAAAGTTTGCAGGCAAATATCAGAAAGTATTAGAGGACACAGATGACTACAAAGATATCGGAAAAGCAATTCTTGAAGCAGGTTACGATACAAATAAAAGATACGCAAGGGGTTACTAACGTGTCAGATAAAAAGTTCGTATGTCAATATTGCAACACAGCATATACAAGAGAAAAAACTCTTATGGTGCATATGTGCGAACAAAAACGTAGAGCATTACAGAAGAACGAGAAACATGTACAGTTAGGCTTTTATGCGTTTACAAGATTCTATGTACTGTGTCAGAACATTAAGAAAGAAAAGACTTATGAAGAATTTTGTAAGTCATCATACTACAACGCATTTGTAAAGTTTGGTTCATTTGTAAACAATGTGCGTCCGTTGTATCCAGAGAAGTATATTGACTATGTAGTAACAAGCGGAGTCAAACTTGATCATTGGTGCAGAGATGAACTGTATGAAAAATATGCAATTGGCATCTTAAAGAAAGAAGGTGTTGAAACAGCAGTAGAACGTTCAATCAAAACTATGATGGATTGGGGAGATGATCAAGAAGCACAATGGAATGATTATTTTAGATATGCAAGTCTTAACAGAGTAACACAACATTTACGTGATGGTAAGATTAGTGCATGGCTTGTATTGAACTGTGCAAGTGGTAAAGAGATGTTATCAAAATTTAATGATGAACAACTTGGGATTGTATATGCTGTAATGGATCCACAGCATTGGGCATTACGGTTTAGACGTAGTCCAACAGACGTAGAATTGGTAAAAGAAATAGCACAAAAGGCTAACTTATGATTGACAAAGACGAAGAAAAACTGTATAATATAACTATGAACACACAAAACAATAATGAAATGATAGTGTCAAACCATGTTGGTGTTGACGGAGAAAGTGTAGATAGAATCTATGGAGACCCTAATAGTGGTAAGTATAGATTGGTTCAAAGAGACTACACTACCTATAAAGGAACCATTACTAAAAAAATGACTATGGTCAAAGGCTTAGACGGTAATCGATTTAAGAGTCATGTGTTTGTTACACAAGATGATAGATGGTTTAATAGAGGCGGTTTGCCTATCACTAAACCAAACAATTTAGCAAATGAAACAGAAACAAAAGAAACAAAAGAAGAAGAAAAAAGTAGTATCGAAAAAGCGAGTGACTAAAAGAGAAATCGAAGGATACTACATTCCAGGAGATGGTACAATACAAACATTGTACAAACCTAAATGGTAATACTATACGGAATAATATTTCTATGTGTGTGTTACGCAATACCCGTATTCATGCTATGGTGCATGGACAAGGAAGAGCCTAAATAAAATGCCTGATATTGATATAGACTTTGCTGATAGAAACGTAGTGCTTGATAAGATTAAGCATCGTGTCGCTAAACTTGACACAGGCAAAAAACATAACACAGGTGTATACACAACTGAAGTTCCACACAATCCTGTGGACAACTTATCTACAATCGAACACAAGACTGCAGAAGAGCGAGGATATTTTAAATTAGACTTCCTCAACGTTTCGATATATAAAGATGTACAAGATGAAGCACATCTTATTAGACTCATGAAGAAGGAACCATTATGGGATTTACTAACCGCTCCAGAATTCAGCAAACAATTATTTCACGTAGGAGAACACAGTTACCTCCTAAGCAAACTGAAGCCAACAACGATACCGCAGTTAGCGGCAGTACTGGCGATCATAAGACCAGCAAAGAGACATCTACAAGACCATGGCTGGGAACAGATACTACAAGAGGTGTGGGTAAAACCTGAAGACGGTTCCTACTACTTTAAGAAGGCACATGCAATGGCATATGCCCAAGCAATCGTAGTTCACATGAACTTGCTCTGTGAGCAAATCCAACAATAATTATTTAGGCTTTTTTACTAATTGTACAGAACGTCTTTTCACTCTCTTGAGTGTAAGGTTCTTCAAGTTCACAGTTGGCCCGTGAACGATCTTTACGTCTTTACTGTTCATGTTAACCAATGCGTATCTAAACTTGTCCATCTCTTTTCTCAAAAAGATATTGATAGGGATCATGCGGTTACTTTCCCACCACCATGTTTCACCCATCTCTAAGAACACTGGTTGATGTCCATCTTGCAACTCCGAGTAAACGTACATGCTTGTAATAAAGTTATCTTGATTACAAACGATACCGACGTACTCATTGCCACCATATGTAACAACACTTAAAAACGGAAATTTTTCTTCTATGTCTTTTCTTAACATCATTCTCTAATAAATAGTTATATGCAACTTATACCCAGATATTTAGTCAATGACAAAACCAATCTCGTAGCAAATGTGACTACGGGCACAACAACGGAGTTACGACAAGTGTACCAGAAAAACTTAAAAATATTTAAAGGCATAGACAACGTGTTAACCTTTGAAATTAAAAACAACGACAGTAAGCCTATAAGCATACTGAACACGTATACGCCACACTTTACAGCGTTCGATCATAGCAAGACACAAGTGCTTACTAAGACAGGAACAATTAAAGAAACATCAACACCTAACTACAAAGGACAGTTCACAGTTAGCATTACTGCAAACGACTTGCTAAACTTAGATGATCAGTTCTTAACATATACAATATACTTGACCAAGGACAGCGACAACAGTGAAGTAATTACATATGCTAACACCCACTTTGAGATGACTGGTACCATCGAATTACAGGGTGAGGCATTCCCAGGTCCAAAGGACACATACTCTGTTAGTGCGTTTACTGAGATTGAAAATAGTGACCCTGTTGCATATAAGAGCGAACAGATACCAGCAGAGGCGGCACGTAACGGCAATGAAGCATTACACACTGCGGCAATATACTCAACTGACTTTACAGGTACTGTAACTATTCAAGGTAGTTTGGAAAATCAAAATCCAACTAATTGGGTAGACATTACATCTGTAAGTTTAACTAATCCAACTGAACCTACTCCAGTTAATTTTAATGGTGTGTTTTCATATTTGAGAACCAAATACACTACATCAAATTCTGGAACAATTGATAAAGTATTAGTCCGAAATTAGTTGACTTCTGATGCAAATGATACTATAATAGTATTATGAGCATTGTATTCGAGACACTACAGTTACATCTACCTTCTAAGAAGAAAACTACTCCAAGTGGTTGGACTTCTTTCAATGCACCTTGTTGTGTACACAATGGAACCAATGCTGACAAAAGACAACGTGGTGGACTAATCAACAATGGCGAAGGTGGTATAAGTTATCACTGTTTCAACTGTGGCTTCAAAGCAAGTTGGGTACCTGGTAGACAACTATCCTACAAGATGCGTAAATTGTTTCAATGGTTAAACACACCCGATGATGTAGTAACTAAACTTGCACTACAATGTTTACAGATTGCTGAAGTAGGTATTACTAATGTTGAAATAAAACTTCCTAAGTTTGATATTAAAGAATTACCTAAAGATGCTAAACCTATTAACAACGACACACCAATAGAAGTCATACAGTATCTACAAACAAGAAACTTATACTTAGAAGATTATAACTTTCATTGGTCACCTGAACTAAAAGACAGATTGATTATTCCGTTCTATCATAAAAATGAAATAGTAGGATACACTGCACGTAAAGTCAAAGATGGTAATCCAAAATATCTAAGTGATCAACAACCTGGATATGTATTCAATCTTGATGCACAACATTATAGTCGTGTGCTTACTATTGTTGTAGAAGGTCCTTTTGATGCAATAGCAGTAGAAGGCTGTGCATTGCTGGGTAGCGAAATCAAAGATCAACAGGCCATGCTCCTCAATAGTTTAAATACAAACAAGATAGTTGTGCCTGATAGAGATGAAGCAGGTGCTAAACTTGTAGACCAAGCAATGGAACTTGGTTGGAGTGTTAGTATGCCCGAATGGGGTAACAACATAAACGATGTGAATGATGCTGTAAATGAATATGGCAAGATGTACACATTGTATTCAATTGTGTCAGCAAGTGAAAAGAACGAATTAAAAATTAAACTACGGAGCAAAAAATGGTTTGGTTAAAAAAGTTGTGGGGTAAGATCATTAGACCAATTAGTGATTGGAGAATGAAACGTAGAATGAAAAAGAGGATTGAGGAACTTAAGAAACGTGATCCGTTCATCTACAAATGAGAATGCCTGGAGATAAAACTATGATCATATGGGGTATGGTTGGCAACAGTCACGATGCAAGTTTGGCTGTGTTTAGAAAGACAGAGAACAAGTTAGAATTGTTATGGGCGGCACTGAGCAAAGACTTCAGTAACGTAGATAACGATCCGCATTTCAATTGGACTATTATTAATGTTGCAAGAAAGAACTTTGGCGATCCAGATCAAGTTGTATGGTATGAGAATCCATTTACAAAAAGTCTTAGACAGTTATGGGCCGGACAAGGTTTCTTGTTCAAAGAAAATAATATTAGAGCATACTTGAAGCAGTGGGACATTAATGTTCCTATTAAGTATGTACCACATCACTTATCACATGCGGCATATGGATATTACACAAGCGGTTGGAATCACGGCAATGTAATATGTATTGACAGCATTGGAGAGTTTGAAACACTAACAATGTGGAGAGGTGATGGAGATTCATTAGTAAAGATTAGCAGTCAAAGTTATCCTAACAGTTTAGGACTTTGGTACAGTGCAATGACACAGCGTTTAGGTTATATACCTAACAAGCAAGAAGCAGTTGTGAGTACGTTAGCAAAGTCTGGTAATCCATACAAGTACAAGCAAAGACTGTATGATGATTTCTTTGAGGTAACGTATGATCCATTATGTAAAATTAAATTTAAAGAGAACTGCCATAGAGGATTAAGATGGTATGCTCCTGAGATTAAAGATATTGAAAACCTTGCGGCAAGTGTTCAACATGTGTTTGAAGACCTATGTATGAAACTTACTACAAGCATACAGTACAATAACCCAAGTACCAATCTTGCTGTAACAGGAGGTTGTGCTTTGAACAGAGGCGCAATGGACAAGATTAGAAAGAACTGGAGAGGCTTTTGGATACCAACCAATCCAGGTGATCCAGGAAGTTGTATTGGAGCAGTACTGGCTTTGG